GCGATACGCTGTCTTCCAGGGGTTAAGTCCCATGATAGCAGCAACGTCGCTGCCGCCGATACCGCGCCTTCTTTCCTCAAGCCATTGCGCGTGATCCATCTTTTCTCCTTTCATTCGTCAATCCCGCAGGGTAAGTCACAGAGAATCATGTCAATGCTCTTATCGGCCAGCGTAGGCATAATTTCTAAGCAATCGCCGTTGTAAATCATGATCTAATCACCCCCAGGGTGGCTAACGAGGCTGATCAGTTCGTCAAGGTGTGGGTTCATTGGGAACCTCCTCATATGTTTCAGCAAAAATATCTGGTTTACACGGATAAAATTCCCCCGCTACTCCCCTTATTATCATATCGCCAATAGACGCAAGATGAGACCCCTCAAGAGTGAATATTTTCAATCCTTCTTTTCTAACAACTTCTTCGTACTCTTCCCATGCCCAATGAAGAGCAGATTCGTGCAGTCCTGTAAAAGAGATCACTTCTTTCAAGTTATCTCCCGTCCATTTTATAGCTGTTATAACTACTGGTTTTTTCACATATTTTTTAATATTCATCCCTTCACCTCCCTTTCCTGCCACCACCACCCCGCCACCAGTTCGGGGAAGCGGATCTCGTCCATGAGCCAGTCAGTAAATACTTCTACTATAAAGTTAGCTGTTGGATTCAGGGTTAGTGTTTTGTCCCACTCGCCTGCCGCAAATATGGTCATATCCTTTCCAAAATTATCAACTTTCGCGCTTTTGTTATTCCGCATTTTCGCCACCCTGCGGCTTTAAAACAATACCCAGGGTTAGCTGATCTGATCTTGTCCGCATTGACATAGGTATAATGCCTCTCACCAGGCCAGCAGAAATCAGCAATGGCGTCAGCCTGCCGGATAAGCTCAGATGACTGATGGGAACTCTCATTGCGGAAGACGGCACAGTTGACTCCTTGTTGTCCGCTGCCATCAATGAATTTTCGCCAAACAAAGAGGGCATCTCCTTCCCAAGTTCTAAGGACAATCTTTTCGCCGGGGCCGCAGAACAACTTGACGGTTCTCCCGTCTTTGTATCTTCTGCGGCTATAATGTCGCTCGTAAAGTTCCTTGCAGACTTCGTCCCCATCCTTTGTTATCCACCAAAGCGGCGTCACGCCGCCTTCCTTAATGATTTCACCAGATCCCCGATGCGCTTCAGCCGGCATCGGTCGTCCCATCTTTCCTGCACCGACTCCCGCCGGGAAATCACCTCTTCCCCGCAGCAGGCCGACCCTTCATACTCGTGGACCTGGCAGGATGGCCGTCCGCAGCAGAAGTCATCGATATGCTCGACGCATTTGACCGGCTCGGTCGGCTCCCCGCAGCCCAGGCAGTAATATTCGGGTTTCTTCCTCATTGTTTTAGTGGGTTCTTTTCCTTCGGCGGGAGAACCCATAGACCTTGTTGGGAGGGAGGTTGTGGCATCATTGCATGATCATCCTGTGGATCGGCACCAGAATCAGGAAATAAGCGGCGGCTACCCCGGCGGCTATCGCCAGCACCGTCCCGGCGTCCTCAAGGCGCATCATGAAGCGGTCGAGGCGGTCCTGGGTGATCCGGGCGCGGAGACGCCGGACGACATTAAAATTGGTGGCTAACATGGCGTCGCTCCTATCATTGAGAATACCTTACAAGGTGTTCAATCCGGCCTAAAATATAGCCCTATATTGCGGCCCCCGGCAGTCCCGCACGGGGGCCGCATATCGCTTACTACATCCCTTGCCGTAACTTTTTTGGTGTCCGGAAAGCCTAAACCGGGAATGACTATTTCCTGCCCTACTACCCGCCACATCCAACATGGCGACCCTGGACCCGGCCTATTGCGGCTCTGATCCCTCTACGGGATACGCGGCCTATGCGGTGGCCGGGGAGGTTTGGGGCGGTGTTGCTTTTGGGGGTAGATTAGCACCGTGAGAATTGATTGTCAAGAAAAATCTTCGCGTGATGCGAATTACATTTGAAGGGACCAGACAATAAAAAACCCGCCGAAGCGGGTTGGGTGGGGTAGCAGGTATGCGGGGAATCGGCGGTTAAAAATTAGCCGTTCTACATCTCCCCGGCAGCGGCTCGTTTTTCCATCTCCGCGTTTGTTTCGGCCTGTTCAATGGCGGCTTGCTTTGCAAATATTGAGTAATAGCTATCCTGATTCAACGCCGTGATCTTATACTCGCACTTCTCATCGTATTTAATGGTAAAGAATCCAAAGGCTACCACGGCATACCAAGGGATTAGCGCTTTCTTGTGAGTGCAGACGGTTTCCGTCCTTTTATTGTTCTTTTCATCAATCGTGGTATTGGTTACGTATTTTTTGTGGCGTGCTGCTTCGCATTCCAATATTTTTCTGAGCTTTACGTCTTCCGGTGGAGCCTTCGCATTATGCGAATTATCGTCTTGACTTTTAATTCTCATGGTGATAATGTGTGCAACATGAATCCAATCAAAAAGTTTTCCCTGGCCAATAGGGTCAGGATCAAGGAAGTGGCGAAGGAGGCGCGGTGCTCTCCTTCGTACCTATACCAGATCATAAACGGATACCGTCGCCCGTCGGCAACGCTCGCCCTCCGCATCGAAGAGGCCACCGGCGGCGCGGTGACGCTGCGGGATTTATTCCCGAAGGACGCCAAATAAACAGGGGAGGGCGGCCCAACCGGAGACGGCGGCAACATAACCCCACGCCCTCCTTTTCAATGATAACCGGAGATTTGTCAATAAAAATGTAGGGAGGGGCACGGATTGAAGCTCAACGAAACCAAGGAAAACATCAGCAGCAGCTTGGAAGCCTGGATCGTGGAGATCATGGATTATTGCTGCAAATGTCAAGACATCAATCGTTCCCAACTCATCACTCGCGCCGTTAAATATTACTGCCTCGAAAAAATCTTTAAATCACATCCCGAACTCTGGCGCACAGTTTACGCGAAGGTAAATTCAGATTCAAATGATTAATCCGGGCGAAAATTACAGAAATTATTTTAATTATTTTCCTGCAAATACTGGAACCATAGGAATAACGGAGACTTAAATGGAAATCATCATCGCGGCGGGGAGGGGAGAGTGATTGATTCCTACCTGCAATTTCTGAAATCGAAAATAGAGGTAGCCAAAGACAGCGGCTTTTGCATATCTCCGGCCCAGGTGTCCCGGATCTTGAAGCCACACCAGAGAGATGCGGTTATATGGGCAATCAAGGGCGGACGCCGGGCGCTGTTTGAATCCTTTGGTCTGGGCAAGACCATCCAACAGCTTGAAATTCTCCGGCTCATCACCGAGAGAGAGGGCGGGAAAGCCCTGATAGTCTGTCCTCTCGGCGTCCGGCAAGAATTTACTCAAGACGCAAAGAACCTCTTAGGCATTGAGATTGAATATGTCCGCACTATCGAAGAGGCGCGACGGTCTGACAAGTCCATCCTGATCGCCAACTATGAGCGCGTCCGGGATGGTGATCTGGATCCTAAATTCTTCACGGCAACATCGCTTGACGAAGCATCTGTTTTGCGCTCCTACGGTTCCAAGACATATCAATCATTCCTTAACCTGTTCAAGGGCGTCAAATACAAATTCGTCTGCACGGCCACGCCTTCCCCTAACAAATTCAAGGAGCTGATTCATTATGCCGGGTACCTGGAAATCATGGATACCGGCCAGGCATTGACGCGCTTTTTCCAGAGGGATAGCACGAAGGCGAATAACCTGACCTTATACCCCCACAAAGAAAATGAATTTTGGCTCTGGATGTCCTCGTGGGCGCTTTTTATTACCCGGCCCTCTGATCTTGGCTATGACGACACCGGCTATGACCTGCCCCCGTTCGATGTTTTCTATCATGAGGTACAAGTTGACCACGGGTCGGCGCCATCGGGAAAAGACGGCCAGGGTAAGTTATTTAGAGACGCGGCGTTGGGGCTGAAAGAGGCGGCAAAGGAAAAACGGGACAGCATCCCGGCCCGGATCGATCGCATGATGGAGATCATCGAGGATAACCCGAATGATCATTTTATCCTCTGGCATAACCTGGAAGCCGAGCGCCATGCAATCAAGAGGGCCCTCCCTTCATCTTTCGATGTCTACGGTACCCAGGACATGGATGTCCGGGAACAGCGGATCATCGATTTCAGCTATGGCCGCCTTCAATACCTCTCCACAAAACCCGAAATAGCGGGGCAGGGCTGTAATTTCCAGAGGTTTTGCCATAAGGCCATATTCCTCGGAATCGACTATAAATTCAACGATTTCATCCAAGCTATTCACCGCATCTATCGCTCTCTGCAGGATAGCAAGGTCGAAATTCACATCATTTATACCGAATCGGAAAAGCAGATCCTTGAAACCCTTCTGGAAAAGTGGAAACAGCATGATTATCTGGTTCAAAACATGGTCAACATCATTAAAAGATACGGCCTGTCGAATACCTCGATTGCCGAAAAAATGTCACGATCAATAGGGGTGAAAAAGGTGGAAGTTAAAGGAAATAACTTTACCGCCGTCAATGATGATTGCGTTGTGGAGACGGCCCGGATGGCCGACAACAGCGTTGACCTGATCCATACGTCAATACCTTTCAGCAATCATTACGAATATACGCCTTCTTATAACGACTTCGGGCACAATGAAGGAAACGCCCGGTTTTTTGAACAGATGGACTTTTTAAGCCCGCAGCTTCTCCGGATCCTGAAACCTGGCCGGGTGTTCGCCTGTCACGTCAAGGACCGGATCCTTTTCGGCAACACTACGGGTACCGGGATGCCAACCGTGGATCCTTTTCATGCGGAGTGCATTCATCATTACATCAAACATGGTTTTCAATTCTTCGGAATGATCACCGTCGTTACCGATGTTGTCAGGGAGAACAATCAGACATACCGGCTTGGATGGACGGAGCAATGTAAGGACGGGACGAAAATGGGCGTAGGTTGCCCGGAATATATCTTGCTCTTCCGAAAGCTCCCCTCTGACACAACGACCGCTTATGCCGATGTTCCTGTAACCAAAAGCAAAACCGACTACACCCGTGCCCAATGGCAGCTTGACGCACATGCTTTTTGGAGGTCATCGGGAAACCGCATGATGTCGAGTAAGGAAATCGCCGACCTTCCCATTGAAAACATGCAGCGGATCTATCAACGGGCAAGCCGGGGCAATGTCTATGATTATGCGGAGCACGTAGCCGCGGCGAAGGTCCTGGACGACCAGGGCAGACTTCCGGCCACGTTCATGGTCATCGGTCCGGGATCGTGGAGTGACGGCGTCTGGGATGACATTAACCGGATGAAGACCTTGAACACTAACCAGTCCCGGAAATGTCAGGTGATGCACGTTTGCCCCCTGCAACTGGATATTATTGAGAGGATCATAAACCGGTACAGCAATCCCGGTGAGCTTGTGTTCGATCCCTTCGCCGGTCTGTTTTCGGTGCCGTATGTTGCAATCAAGATGAAACGGAAAGGCTACGGTATAGAATTGAACCCGGACTATTTCATTGACGGCATGGCCTATTTGCGGGCGGCGGATATGGAGATCGAAGCACCGACCCTGTTTGACGCGGTGGTGGCCCAATGACCCCTTCCTGTCGCAACTGTAAGCACGCCTACTTGCGGACCAAAGAGACGGCCCACTACAATTTCGAGTGCTGCGGGATAGGCGCGGCCCCTCTGGTGGTCAACATGCCGTCAGATGCCAGGTGCGATTTATGGGACCGGCGGACCATTGAAGCCCTGCCGCCCCGGAGCAATATCGTATGGGGAGAACCATTGGAACTATGACCCCAACATTCAAATGCCACAAGCTCAATAATCAAATCCCCGTTTCCCGGTGTCTTGCTAACCAGGCGAAGGGGCTCGCCTTTTTCGGACCCAACGCCGGGAAATATCAAACATGCCCCTGCGACCAGGGGATAAAAATCAAGGAGGAAAATCAGATGGGGACTGCGGCGGTCAAGAAGCATTGTGAGGACTGTGGGCGAACCATTTATAATGGCCGGTTTTGCAGCGCCTGCGCCACAAAAATCAAAAAGCGGCCCCTTGTCATCTGCAAAGAGTGCGGGCGGGAAATGCCGCATCAGGGGCAGGGGATGTGTGGGAAGTGTTACAGCAAGCTGGTTAGGAGGCCAAAGCTTCGGGCGGCGAAAGAGAAGGCAAAGACCACCGAACCCGCGCCCATCTATGACCCCTTCCTTGACGCCCCGGTCCCAGATCCCAAGCCGGAAAAGTTTGTGGTGGTCCCGGTCAAGGCGAAGGAACCGGAACCGGCCCCCGTCCTGTCCCTACCGATCGCCGATGACCTGGACCGGAAGGTCCTGGAATTCATCAACTCGGAGGCCAGACGTTGCCGGCGGACCCCGGAGCAGCAGGCGATGTGGATGCTGCAAAGCCACCTGCCGGAAAGCACGGGGGAGGCGGCATGAACCGCCGAATGTCATATCAATGGGCATTTATTTTTGTAAATACGATAACTTATGCGTTGATACAAGTAATATGTATCATCGGCATAGAAACGGGCTGGTGGTTCCCGCCTTGGGCCGGTGGGGTGATTTATGTCGTGATGCTGGCGATATCCGGTTGGAGCGGGCTCATGGTGGCCGGTGCAGTCAAGGCCCTGGGGAAGTTGTATGACAATTATTAAACCATCACTTTAAGGGTGGACGTGAAAGAGCTTAAAATTACCATACCTGGCTCAGTGGTGAGCAAGAAGAACTCAAAGCAGGTGACGATGATCGGCGGGAAAAACTGCCCCCGCCGTCCTATGATCCTACCGTCGAAGGCATACAAGGCATGGGAAAGCCAGGCGCGTCAATCCGCCTGGGGCAGGGCGATCATTCCGCCCCTGACCTGCGACGTTCATGTTGAAGCGCACTTCTTCTATCGCGGCAACCAGCCGGACCTTTCCGGGGCGATGGAAAGTATAGCCGACTGCCTGGAGGGGGTATTCTACGCCGATGACAAACAGATCATGTCATGGGATGGTTCCCGGTTGCATCATGACAAATACTGCCCCCGGACCGAGGTGACGGTTAGGTGGGAGGAAACGCAAAGGGAGATGTTTGGAGGGCGGGAATGACATGAGCAAGGCTCCGGCGTTCCAGTTCTATCCCGCCGACTGGCAGCGGGATTTGGAGGAGCACCCCCTTGAAATTGAGGGCGCCTGGATCAGGATATGCTGCAAACTATGGTGGTCAGAAACAAGAGGCAAATTGACCCGTTCCGTTGATCAATGGGCGAAGATTTTGAGGGTTTATCCACAGGATGCAGAACGAATAATTAACTACATCAATTCTGAGAAAATTGGTGATGTTTTGACCGATTCTAACGGAAACCTAACGGTAATATCACGGCGAATGATGAACGACGAAAAAGAGCGCATTAATAACCGCTTACGGCAAAAAAGGCATTACGACAAAAACAAACCTAACGCCCCAATAACGCCGACCTCACAATACTCTTCTTCTTCATCTTCTTCTTCAAAGAAAAAAGAAAGTAATAAAGAAAAAGTCGAATTTGCCAATTCGCTTTTTCAGAACATACCAGAGACGCTTATGTCGAAATGGAAAGAATCCTGTCCCGGCATAGACATAAAGCGCGAAATCGCCAAAGCAGAGGCGTGGGTAATATCCAACCCAAAGTTAAAGAAATCGAATTGGAGTAGGTTTCTGACTAACTGGATGGTCCGGGCGCAAGATCATGCCAAAGGAGCAATGACGAATGAATACAGGAACAACGGCAATCGCCGATACGGACGCAGTGACGCAGTGCCGGATGCATCCCTCGACGCCCTTGCCAGGGCAGAAGAGGAGTACGAGAGGGCTAAAGCTGCCGCCCCTGGTGGTTCCCGAAGAGCAGCCGTCGGCGACGATGTGCCGGATTTTGCAATGCAATGAATGGGAGCTGGAAGAAAACGCCGATTACAAACTGCTGCGCAATACGCTGATAGCATATGCAAAAGCGGGCGATGAACGGAATTGGGATCAGTTCAGGGCAAAGCTGAAGAACCAGGAGATATTGACGATTTGGGCCATGATCCTGAGCGAGTGCGCCCGGAATGGGTTTATGGGTCCCTATGTCCACGACGGGCGAATCAGGTGGCGTCAGGTGATAACAGCGGGAGAATTCAACCGGCTGGATTTGTGCGTCATGTGCGAGCGGTTGTGCGATGTCCGGGAAGAGGTGAGCACCGGGCGGGCAAAGTGGAAAAGGCAGCATGTCAAGGGCTATCAGGAACCAACGCCGTGCTGGAGGTAGAATCGGCCATGAACAGGAGAGGGTTTCTTTGATGAGTTTAAGGAGGAGAAACCGTGAAGTGTTTTTATCATAAAGCAGATATGGACGGAAGGTGCTCAGGTGCCATAGTTAAAATGAAGTATCCTGATTGTGAAATGATTGGAATTAACTATGGAGACGCCTTTCCTTGGGAAACTATTAGTAAAGACGAAAAAATATTCATGGTAGATTTCTCACTACAACCTTTTAGTGATATGGAAAGGTTAAATTCCGTATGCGAATTAGTATGGATCGACCATCATAAAACAAGTATAGAAGAAGCTCATAATGTTGATTTTCATGCTTCTGGCGGGCAAATGCTCGATATACAATATGCAGGGTGTGAGTTAACCTGGAAGTTCCTGCATCCGGTTGATCCTTTTAATCCTATCATCTACAAGATCCTCCCCTCTTTCGTGTATCTACTTGGCAGATACGACGTATGGGATCATGCAAATACTCCAGGCGCATTAGAATTTCAATACGGTATTAGGAATAAAGGTTTGATGTTGCCTGACGATCCTTTATGGCCTGAATTGTTCGACACTGAATTGGTGCAGCAAATAATCAACGATGGTAGTTTATTGCTTGAATACGAAAAAAAGCAGAATGAGGCATACGCTAAGTCATGCGCTTACGATGTTGAACTTGATGGGATTCGTTGCATCGCAATTAACAAAGGACTTGCAAACTCTCTCCTTTTTGAATCAGTGTATGATCCTAATAAGCATGATGCAATGCTTTGCTATGTTAGAAGAAATGGAAAATGGACAGTAAGCATCTATGCTGCAAAAGATAATATTGACGCATCTGCTATTTGTAAAGCACGAGGTGGTGGTGGGCACAAAGGGGCGGCAGGGTTTCAGTGTGAAACATTGCCATTCTAATTGAGGGGGGGGTAGGAAAGAACGATTAGATAGATTACACGAGGAGGCCACCGATGGAAGATAAATACCGCATCTTGCTGACCGAAAAGCTACTTGGGGAGTCTTTCTTTGAAGACAGCGGAAAGTTTTACACAGGGCTTTACACCAACGGAGATTTGATCCCTATGCGCACCTTCGACACTTGGGAGGACTTCGGGGCGGTGTGGGAGGCGATGCAGAAGAGGGAGGATTGTAAGGAGTTTTTGCTTGCGGTTCTCAAACAAAACATAAATGCCGTTGATAAATATCTATTTCCCCAACTCTGTGCCGAATGGCTCGAACAGTTCTACGAGTGGGATGGGAAGGGATGGAGGGATACGATATGATCACCACCCCCTGGGCCGATGAGGTGGATAGATTGCGGCGCCACCTGGCGGAATTGGATAAGCTGATCTTCGGCAAGGCCGGCACGGCAGAACTGAGAGCCGCCCGGCAGCGACAAAAGGAAGACGACCGGGACACCGGCGTCAATGTTTGGAGCGAAGGAGGATAGTGATTGCCTGATATAGCCATCGGCCGGAAAGAAATCATGAAGACCCTGCATGTAGCGTCATGGCGCACCATCCAAGTCTGGAAAAAAACCGACGCTGGATTCAATAAAATCCTCAGACGAGCCCCAAACGGTAAGCCGTTTATCGTCATAAGTGAGGCCATCGGATGGTTCATCGACTATGACAAAATAACAAGGAAAAAAAGACAAGCCGCAATATAGTGTTACCCTATTTCATCCCTTTTGCGCCCCTATTGCATCTGACACCCCTCGCCAGTTCTGTGCTTTACTGGCATCATGAAAAGTCTGGACAAAGAAGCCTCATTACAAGCTGCTGAAAAGAATCGTTGCAAGACTGAGCAGCGCCTCCGCAGGGCCGGCCTTTCCCGGACCTACTACATGAAGAAACTCAAGGACTTGTGTGAGGCTACAAAGCCCGTCTCCTGTGTTTCCGGTAAGGACGCCGGCGCGGGATCGGTGGACTTCATCGACGTTCCAGACAATCAGACCCAGCTCGGCGCCATTAGGACCATTATCGACCTCTACGGCGACAAGGCCGCGCTCAAGCAGGATGTCAAGCACGAGGGGAATATCGAAATCCTGATCACCAACTACGCCGGGGCCTCCTCTCCCACCAGCAAACCGCGAAAGGGGGCCGGGAAATGAAGATTGAAATACCCTACAACTTCGCCCCCAGGGCCTACCAGCTCCCATTCCTGGATGCCATGGACTCAGGGTGCAAGCGGGCCTGCTGGGTGGTCCATCGCCGCGGCGGCAAGGATAAGACGGCCATCAACCTGGCCTCCAAGCGCATGTTCGAGCGCGTCGGGACATATTATCACTGCCTGCCGACCTATAACCAGGGGCGCAAGGTCATTTGGGACGGCCGCGACAAGGACGGCTTCAAGTTCACCGATCATTTCCCGGCGCCGCTGCGTAAATCCACAAACAACACGGAGATGAAAATCGAAATGCTCAACGGCTCCATCTGGCAGATCATCGGGGCCGATAACTTCGACTCCGTGGTCGGCGCCAACCCGGTGGGGATTGTGTTCAGTGAGTGGGCAGTGTCGGACAAATACCCGGACGCCTGGAACTATTTTCGGCCGATGCTCGCGGAAAACGGTGGCTGGGCGGTGTTCATTTACACGCCACGCGGTCGCAACCACGGCTTCGAGTTGTACCAAATGTCCCTCAAAAACCCGGATTGGTTCTGCCAGCTCCTGACGGCTGACGACACAGGCGCCGTCTCCCGGGCGGACATAGAGGCGGAGCGCCAGGCCGGGATGTCGGAAGACATGATTCAGCAGGAATTCTACTGTTCGTTCATTGCGTCCGTGGAAAACATCGTTGTGCCGTTCGACCTGATTCAATCCGCCGTCGGCCGGGATGCGCGTTACCCCGGCTCTCCCAAGGTGGCCGGCCTGGACGTGGCCCGTTTCGGTAATGACCGCACGGCCCTCGTAATTCGCCAGGGCGGGGAGATAATTCATGTTGAGACCTGGAACATGGCCGATTCGATCATGACGGCTGGACGGGTCATGGACCGCTACCGGTCCCGGCTGTTTGACGCTATCGCCGTTGACGCTATCGGGATTGGTGCTGGCGTAGCTGATCTGCTCAAGGCCAACGGCATTCCAACGGTGGCCGTCAACGTCTCCGAATCGCCATCGCTCAATGACTCGCGTTTCTCACGTCTTAGGGACGAACTGTGGTGGAAGTTGCGCCTCTGGTTCGAGGAGCGGGCCTGCGGGATCTCTCGGGGTATCATGCCACGAGTGGTGCAGCAGCTCATCGCTGATATTCAGGACATCCGTTACGACTACACGCCCGCTGGCAAGATCAAAATCGAAAGCAAAGACGACATGAAAGAGCGTCTGGGGTTCTCCCCCGACATTGGGGATGCGCTGTGCCTAACCTTCGCCGCGGAGCCTCGGGCCAGAAAGCCCATCGTCAGAAAGTCAACGGTAGGTTTCGGTTTCCAACCGCCGAAGCCAAGTGATTACGGCAAATATCAAGAGGTTTATGTGAGATAGCAGGACAGGAGGATAAAAATGGCACAATCATTGACAGTTACGGTGCAGGGCAACCCGTTTCTGGACGGATCAGAGCCGGCAAAGATCACCCTGGATTGGGTGTCGGCGGCAGCGGGGACAGTAAGCCTCGATATAGCTTCGACCCTGGCTGCCGCCGTCGCGGCGAAGGGAGGGCTGGGCGGCCCCCAGCCCACGAAGATCCGGGGCAATATTATCGGCATCGAGACGGCTCCGGGACTCAACGGAGACCTGGCAAACGCACTGCCAACGGCCAACTACGATATCACGTTGCTGGACCCTTACTCCCTGGACGTGTGCGACGGCGTACTCGCCAACAGGTCAGGGACGGCGGCGGAGGCCGTTTACCCCAACGATCCGATACCCGTCGATTCGGAATTGACGCTGATGATCGCCGACGCCGGGGACACGAAGAAGGGCAGAATCATCATTCACTTAGCATAAGGAAGGGAGACGCACCATGGGATGGGGAAAGCTATGGGAATTATTTAAACAGAACGCCGATACACCCTCCTCTCCTGCTGCCGGCTACAACAAGATTTATCCCAAGAGCGACAACAAATTGTATATCCTTCATTCCGACGGCACGGAGGTAGAGGTGGGGGCCTCTGCCCAGGCCGGTGAGGGCGAAATTGGCACGCCGGGAACCGCCGGGTTTGGCGTCGGTATTTGCCCGCTGTCATCCCTGCCTGCCGGGTTCACCCCGTTGCCGGGTTACAACGTTGTTGGACACAGCAATTACGGCAACTACCAGTTTACCGACGGCTCCATCATGGTGTTCGTCCCGAAATTCTATTACAGAATCGGCCATGCCAGCAACCCCACATACGCCACCTATGGGGTAAATTCGGTGGACATCAAAGGCACAGACACCTACGCGGATACGGCGGAGGCCAACGCAGCCGGGTATGCCCTGCATCGGGCGTTCATCGACGGCGGATCCGAACAGGCCGGCTTCTTTTACGACAAATACATGACCAGCAAAAACGCCCTCGGGACGGGATATGTGGCCAGTTCGATTCTGAATGGCCTGCCGCTTTCGAGCCATGCGGACCACAACCCCTTCGCTGGTTGCACGGGTGGCGCCAACTTCTATTACAGCGCCGTTGATCTTCCCCACAGGCGGGATGGGAGCGACGGAAACGTCAATGCATCGTCCCGTTTTCACTGCGCATCCATTTTCCAGAAGGGCGCGATTGCCATACTCTCGATGGCACACGGACAAGCAGCTTATGTGAATGGCACAGGCACAACGAATTGTGCGTGGTATCACGCGACTTATAATTTCCCCAAGGGGCTGAACAACAACCAGGCTCCTGTAGCGGGCGTAATTTCCAGCGCGGATGTCAATGACACTACAATTTCATTCACTTCGGACGGGTATAGCAACTGCGGAAAAACAGGTTCCGGCAGCCCGTTTGCCAAAACCACCCACAACGGTCAAACCTGCGGAATCGCCGACGTCAATGGACTGATGTGGGAGATAAACATTGGCATGACGGCAATCGCCACCTCCCCGGCCATCGAGGCCATGACTGCGGCAAACCCCTGCGTGGTCACTGTTACCGGGCACGGAAAGTCAACCGGAGATTATGCGCAGATTGGTGCCATCACCCAATCGGGATGGACGGCGCTAAACGACAAAATCTATAAATTGACCAAGGTCAATGACAATCAGTTCTCCCTGGATGGCGTCAACACCAGTGCATACGAGACATCCGTGGATATTGCCGGGCTGTCGAAGGCGGCGGCGTGCGTCGTCACTTGGTCCGGTCACGGACTCTCCGGGGCTAATAACAAGGTGCGGATCGCGGGAATAACCCAGGCGGAATGGAGCGCCTTGAACGGCGAGCATACCATTACCGTGATTGACGGTGACACCTTCTCCATTGCTGTTAATACGTCCGGATACACGCTGGACTACGACGCCGAGACCGATCCTGGAACCATCACCAAGGGGGTTTACAATGCCGCCGCCGATCCCGGAACGGTTACAATCGGCAAATGGTACGTCGCCAAGCAGGCCACGGCCATGAAAACCTTCACGTCCGGCAACAGCGCCGCCACTGACCACTGGGGAGCAACCGGTGTTGCAGCGATGATGGAGGAGTTTACGCCTGTTTTCGAAACGTCTGGCGGAGGCGCACTTGCCCAGCGAATGGGCAGCGGGGCCAACGATGTCCTGTCATCCGCTCTCTCTGGTGCAGCTTGGACGAATGCCGGGATGGGGTTCCCGATAGATGCCGATGGCATTGATACAACAGGTACTGATTTATTCGGGAAAGATTACTATTACCAATATATCAGAAACGAAATGTGCCTGCTCTCGTCTGGGTACTGGGACGGCGCGACGGCTGCGGGGGTGTGGCGCGTGCATTGGGGCTACTGTCGCGCGGATGCGAGCAGCGGCGTGGGTTTGCGCGCGGCCTGTTACCCTGATTGAGACGAGCGATAGCGAGGCGATGGGGATACACAGCGAGGCAGGATTGAATCGGAAGTTTGTGGAGTTTGCCAAGCTCCTGAACATTTACCTGAATCATTTCCCGAAACACGAAAAATATGCACTGGCAAACAGAATAAGGAATACGGCTTATGAAATTTACGACTTCATCACAGAAGGGCAGAAGCGTTACCATAAAAAGACCACCTTGAGCGCCCTGGACATTGCCCATGAAAAGCTGCGGATGCAACTGCATCTGGCAAACGAGTTGGGATATTTTGAGTTTTCAGACGGCAAAAAGCATGACGATGAAAGATGGGAGGACACGGCGGCGCACAGGTATCTGACCATAAACAAAATGGTCGATGAGCTGGGGCGCATGATCGGTGGATGGATACAGAAAATAAAAGAGGACAATCGCTGGTAGCAAACGGGTAACATATTAACATGAGTGCCTGATCTCGTCTGGGAACTGGAACAACACGACGAATGCAGGGGTGTGGAACGTGAATTGGAACAACTATCGCACGAATACGAACAACAACGTGGGTTTGCGCGCGGACTACGGCTCTTTCCTCAACCCTCGAACGAGGATAGTGGAGCCACAGGGATATGTTATCCGGCCTTGGGCGAAATCAAATAGCTCCCCCCTTTTTGGTAGGGAAACCGAAGACCAGGGGGCGATATGAAGCGATACGGCAATCTTTTTGAAAAGGCGTTCAGCGAAGAAAATATGTATCAAGCCTATCTTGATGCACGACGAGGAAAGCGTGGAAAGCGCGCCTGTTTCGAGTTTGAGAAGCATTTGGGAGATAACCTTGCATCTTTACACAACGCAATTCACACAGGAACGTATGCGCCAAGCCCGTATTTCCAGTTTGTCGTTTACGAGCCGAAACGCCGCATCATTCACGCCCCGACCTTCCGCGACGTGGTTGTCCAGCACGCCATCTATCGAACGATTTATCATATTTTTGACCGATCGTTCATATCGTCGTCGTTTGCATGCCGCATTGGCTACGGCACACATAAGGCCGCCGCTCACGCACAAAAAGCTCTGCGGCATTACAGCGGCAACGACTATTATCTGAAATTGGACGTGCGCAAGTTTTTTTATTCCATCGCAAGAAATACGCTTCGGAAGCTTATCGAGAAGAAGATTAAAGATCGCCGCCTCGTGGACATTATGATGATGTTTGCAGAGATGGAGGGGGCGGAGCGCGGGATTCCGATCGGAAATCTTTTATCGCAGATATACGCGCTCATCTTTTTGAACCCCATAGACCATTTCGTCAAGCGGGTCTGTAAAGTAAAACATTATACGCGCTATGTTGATGACCTGGTGTTGGTGGGCTTGAGTCGCGCCGAATGTTTGCAATTACGTGATGCCCTGTCCGGATTCCTGAAAAATATTCTATCTTTGGATCTGTCGAAGGTGGTCGTTCAGAAAATTCGTAAAGGGCTGAATTTTTGTGGCTACCGAATGTGGAGGACAAAATCGTTTGTGCGGAAACACAGCATCTATAAATTCCGCAAGTCAGTCAGGGATGAAAAGCGGGAATCTATTGCGTCACTGCTCGGACACGCGAAACGCACACTGTCCTTAATATATATGCTCAAATCTATCAAAAAGGAGAATGCACATGGCAAAAATATACAAATACAAAAAAGTTACCGACGCATATACGACACATTGTTTGATGGAGCCGGACTACAACCTGTTGGAGCGTGACAATCCGTCTCTGGTAGGCGTGCGAATCACGGAGCTGTGCACCCTGGATGACTGGACATATGCCAGCGTGCCCGACGCAATCAGCCTGCCGGAGCAACCGGCGGTAATTGCCGCGACCCTGGCAGAAGTGGACCTGAGCGAGGACCCGGTGCTTAAGGCGGCCATCATCGCCGCCTCGCCCAACTGTCAGAGCATCAGGGGCCGGGTTGTGGATAAAATCCGGGCGCTGTATTCGATTGACGACGAATTTAAAATGATTCGCCTGGCCCCATCGGAAGAATCGGCGGCGTATAACGACCACGTTGAGGCGTGCCGGGCCTGGGGCCGGGAAGAGAGAGCAAAGTTGGGGCTGTGAGTACGAGAGGAAGCAATGAATGAATATCAGACAATCGCCGCAATCGCTGCCTGGGGGATAGTATGAATACCTCAATCCCGACCTGGTGCGTTCCCAGTTCTGTCCTCTGCGCCCTGATCTACGGCATCCATGAGCGCCGGCCTGTGCGTATTGCGATATTCGACCTCGGGGAAGGTGTCCATCACGCACAGGCACAGGCACAGGCAGAGGACGGGCAGTGGGAGTATCTCACGGAATACTGGACGGGCGCCTGTATGGCGGCAAAGCTCTACCGGGAGAACCACCCTGACTGTGTAGGCAAGGAGCCGATCAGGTATTACACCGTGAGAGAGTTTCTGGAGCAGCAATCGAAGGCGTTGGGGCTGGAGGGCATACTGTAGGGTAGCGGAGGGCAGGGCGATGGAAAAGACAATCATCGGCGGGGCGGTAGCGGCGGTTGTGGGGTGGTTGGGCCTCATCCAAAAAGGCAAGGTTGACCGGGACGCCTGCCAAGCTACCCACAAGGGCCTCTGTGCCAAGCTGGACGACATCAAGGATGACGTTGCCTATATCCGCAAGCGCCTTGATGATCACCTGGACGGTGCATGATGATTTATCCGCATCCCATCATGCTGCTGGGCGGCCCCTTTTTCGTGGTTGGCTATTACTGGCTCTGGGTTTGGAGTGCAAAGTGAATGAGCAGAACGAGCAGAACAGAAAGGCATTTCTGGACATGATCGCCGTATCTGAGGGCACGAAGGGGCGGGGCGAAGACGGTTACAACGTCCTGGTGGGCGGCGGCTTTTTCTATGGCTACGAGGACCACCCCCGGCGGCGGATCAAGATCAATTTGGCCCTCTATTCCACGGCGGCGGGACGTTATCAGATACTGGCCCGGTTCTTTGATGCCTACAAGAAACTGCTGGACCTCCCCGACTTCTCCCCGGCCTCTCAGGATGCCATTGCCATGCAGATGGCTCGGGAGCGGAAGGCACTGGAGGACATAGACGCCGGGCGGATTGAGGCGGCAATCCATAAGTGCCGGCGGACCTGGGCGAGTTTTCCGGGGGCCGGATATGGGCAGCACGAAAACGAAATGGCGGACCTGGTGGCTGCCTATGTCGAGGCGGGCGGTGTAGTCGCATGAAAACCGGGGCGGTGCGCCGCAAAGAGGCGGCAAAGAGAGAGAACCGGGCGAAGAGGAAAAAGAGGAAGCGGAAGTGAAGCGGGATAAATGCCTTTATTTCAAGAGGGGATACAAATACCAGGTATCGCGGGTTTTCCGCATACAGTTTGATATTGTCCCCGTCGCCCCTATTGATCTTCCTTTCGTCAAAATGGACATGGCCGGGAAAACTGAAATCCTCCCCGGCTATGCCTGGAACGGTGCAAGCGGGCCGACCTGGGACACCCTCAATAGCATGATCGGCTCTCTGGCGCACGACCTCATTTATCAGCTTATCCGCCTGGGCCTCATAGATCACAAATACAAGGATTACGGCGATCAGGTTTTGTATGACATCTGCACGGAGGATGGAATGTTTGAATGGAGGGCGGGTTATTGGAGGTGGGCCGTCCTTAAATTCGGCGAGACTTCGTGTTTGCCGAGTGCGGAACCTAAAGAGGAGGTCGCGCCATGATGAAGATCACAGACAAAGAGGTCGTTGTTTTTGCCCTGACCCTGATCGGCATTTATGCCCTTTATGTCATGGGCGCGGATGCGGAAAACATCATTACCGCTATTGTCTCCGGTCTGTGCGGCATTGCGGTTGGAAAGACTTTGAACGGACAGGGAGATAAATAAGATGCCGTATCCGAAGAAGAACGAAAAGCGCAGCGATTACATTGGCCGGGCGGTCAGCACCATCATGGGCGAGGAGCCGGGCAAGCCGATGAAGGCCGCCCTCGGGAAGGCTTACGGGATGTGGGACACCTATAAAGGCGGGAAGAAGCCGAAGGAGAAGGTTCCGAAATGGATGAAATAGCGCCTTTGGAAAGCAGCGTCGTGGCGCCCTTCGATGGTATCGAGGCCGCCATCAACTTAGGCCCCGAAGAGCCGCCGGAGATTCCGCCGCATATGCAGCGGCTGATTGATTACTGTTTCGGCCTCTACGACGACTTCAAGGGTTCGCAGTATCGGAAGGAAAAGCTCGACGAAGCGGAGCGGAGCCGTAAATCCTACGCCCTCAAATCAGATGCCGCGCCTTTGTGGCAGGACGCCAGCAACGAGGTGATGCCCTTTGTGTTGATGACCGTCGATAACCTGGAGCCGCGGATTCATAGCGCCCTGGTCGGCCGGGAACCTATCGTCGAATTCGAGATGCCGGGGATCACCGAGAAGGACGAGGCGACCAAGATCATTCAGCATTGGTTCAACCAGGAGCTGAAAGACGTCGTGAGTATCGACACTAAGGTCATGGCCATGGTCCACGATCTCCTTCTCGATGGCACGGTGTTCCGGGTGCCGAAGTACGACGTCAAGGAACGTAAGCGACGGGAATTCGTCTTCGATCAGACCGGCAATCCTGTTCTTAATCCCATGACGCAGCGACCGGCCATGACGGAGCAGGTCTATACCAAGCACGACGGCGGATCGCTTGAGGAAATAGCCCTGCAAGACCTCTACTTCCCCGACAACTGCGGGACCATGGAAGAGTGGGAGGATTGCGCCAAGGTCCGGAAGATTAGGCCGACCTACGCCGAATTGATGCGGCTAAGGGACGGCTACGGATATATGAACATCGGTCCCTGGCTGTGTCGCCAGAAGGAAAAGCTGACCCTGGGGACCGATAGTGGCAAGGATACGCAATCGCCATCGCAAGGTGTTGCCGGCGTCGAAGTGACGGGCAAGGAAGTCATTGACTGCCTGGAATTCCATATCACCTATCCGATCTGGCGCAACGACGTAGACAAGGAAGAGGCGGAGCAGGATGATTTCCGGGAAGAACGGATCGTCCTGACGGTATCCGAAGCCAACCAGGTGCCGATCCGCCTGGTGCGTCTCATCGACCTGACCATGACGAACGAATGTCAGATCAAGCGGATGCGCCTGTTCCCCGAAGACGGCCAGAGCTACGGCAGCCCCGTGTATGCCAAGCTCAAGAGCGTCCAGAAGGTCGGGAGTGATATGTTCAACCAGCTCATCAACTGCGCCATGATCGCCATGGTCCCCTGGTTCCTCTACGACGATCGGTCCGGTCTGCAAAAGGAAGTGGAGATTCATCCCGGCAAGGGCATTCCCGTGGATAACGTCGAGGGCGTGAAGTTTGCCACCTTCCAGGCCATGCCCCAGGCGTTCATGGTCTTCCTGCAAACGATCATCAGCATGTGGGAGCGAATCGGCAACATCGGGGATCTGCAAATCGGTCGACCTTCCGAGACGTCCGGGAAGAACAAGACCGCTACGGAAGTCATGGCGGTCATTCAGGAAGGGAATATCAAGTACAACTACCAGGCCCGGACCATGAAGGCGGAATTCATCGACATGCTGCGCGGGCTCTACGACCTGTATTATCAGCACATGCCGTTTGACAAGAGTTTTACCTACGGCGGCCGCGTCCTTTCCATCCCCAGGGCCATGATGCAGCGGCCGTTCAAGTTCCAACTCACCGGCAGCAGTGAGACGGCAAACAAGCTCATCGAACGCAAAGAGGCGGAAGACCTCTACCAGTTGGGTACTCAAAACCCGCTCATGAACCCGGTGAAGGTCCTGGAAGACCTCCTGAAGGCTTACGGCCGGAGCAACGTCAAGGAATACATCCGGCCCGAAGTCGGCCAGGTTGTGCAAGCCCTGAACGCTAACCCAGAGATTCCCCAGGTGATCGGGCGGTACCTCCAGACCAAGGCAGCGGTGAACACGGAAATACAGACTGGAGCGGTGTCAAGGCCGTCCCCCGGCGCGGCGATGAAAATGGTGGGTGGCAATGGCTAAGACGGACTTGCTCATGAACGAGGACTTTCACGACTATCTACGGATGGTCGTTGTGGAGGCGAAGGTATTGAGCCGCCAGCTCGTGGACGCGAACGTGACGCCGGAATATTTCCGGGGCGCCATGGACATGATGAAGCAGGTGTTGCGGGTTCCGGTGAAGATGGCCGGGCATGAGGGCGATAAGGAACTGGCCGGGGTGCTGGTGAAGCGGGCCTTCGATGAATTCGAGGCGAAGCTGCTCCGGAGCTACCTGGTGGAGGACAAGGAGTGATGAAACGGGGCGCGAGAGATTCCGCCTGTTCATATATTCGCTGCCAGCGGGCGTTACCGCTGAGATCACTAAAGGAGGGGCGCGATGCCCGATGACAACGAAGGAGCCGTCTTGAACAACGGCGACCCTGGCGTCGATGGCGGCGGCGGCAAAGATGGTGCCGCATACGACCCAGGCGAAGACAAAAGCGATGCCGACCTGTACCTCGATAACATCTACTTCGGCGATGACGACGAAGGGGAAGGAGACGAGGGGAAACCGTCCAAAAAGGGCGAGAAAAAGAGCGGGGATGAAGGCAAAGCCCCCGACGTGCAACAGTTGCAGGCGGAGATTGACAAGCTAAAGACCGACAAGGTCAATCTCAACCGTGCCCTACACGAAGAGCGACAGAGCAAAAAGAAGGCGAAGACCGACGAGGCCGAGGACGACCTGACGGACGCGCAGCTCAAGGACCTCATGAAAGAACACCATGACGATCCGGACGCGCTGTTCAACATCGTTCAGTACATGGCCAGGAAGGTAGCCAAGGGCGAGAAGAAGGCCGCGCTCAACGAGGCCGAAATCGCCAATAAGCGGCGGGACATAGACATTTATATCTCCAAGCGCAACCCCGACTATGCGGACCCGGAATCGGAGATCCGCAAGGAGGCGGAGAAGACGAAGGCCCAACTTGGCCTTGAAGATCATCCCTACGCCGACATTCTGGCGTTAGGTGTCAATGCCTATCTCTCCCTGCCGGAGATCATGAAGCAGGTTTATGCCAAAGGGAAGGAAGACGCTCTGAAAGAAGCGGCGGAGACCAACCGGAAGAAGGACGTGAAGAACAGCAGCCTGACCCCCAAGGGAGAAGGCGGCAAGAGCTCTCACGCGCCTGCCCTTACCAAGGACATTGCCGCTGTCGCCAAGCAAATGAACATGACCCCCGGCCAGGCCAAGGTTTATCAGCGCCTGATGAGCAGCAAAGGCGGTCATTCAATCACCGTGGAGGGATGAAGCCATGACATTCAAGACGCAAAAGAAAGCTGTTGCACCGGAAAAGGAATCGCCGGAAGTCGAGGCAGCTCCGGCAGATAGTGAGAAAAAGATCGTGACCGAATTCACCAATCTTACCCCGGAAGAAATGGCGATTGCCCGCCGGGTCCAGGGTGAAGACGAGGAGTGGAAGCATCCGATAGGGGAGGAATCGGCCCTGGATTATTCCCTGGGCGGCGACCCCCTGAAGCTCCCTCCTCCGGCTCAGAAGATGAAGGACAGCAGGAAGTATGCGTTCCGATGGATAGAGCGCCGGCCCGATAGGGTGGATCAGATACGCAACAAGCAGATGCCGCTGCGTTGGTGGATCTGCAACCGGACAAACACACCGTTCCTGGAGAAGTACATTGACCCCGTGCTCGGCTGCGTTTGCCTGGAGGATCAGTTGCTAGTCTTCAAGCCCTGGGCTTTATGGGAGGCGGAAAAGGCCCTCAAAGACCGCCTGCGCGACATCAGGAACGAAAACGATCTCAGCGCCATGCACGGGCAATCACGCGGCGGCATGGAGATGAGCGCGGCGGTAGGCCGTCCTTTGGGGATGGGAACACCGACGCGGGAGGAAATAAAAGGCGGCGACGTCCTGATGGATGTCGAAGCGCGGGATATACTGGACGCGGCCGATGGCGGCGGACAGTCATTTTACACGGACGAATAACAGAAAGGAGTTTGAACCATGGCGAATGTCGATTCACCTCATGGCTTCAAGGTGTGGGGCGAGCTTTTGCGGGCTCGTCTCTACGCCGTAAATACAGCGCCGACGATTAATGTAGCCGTCGGCGATATGGTGGCGTCCGGCAATTCGGGGCTTTCCTGCACGAAAGGCAACGGCACGCTGTTAATGATCGAGGACGCGAACGTCATTCCGGCCACTCCGGGCAATGCCACGCCGTTGCTCGGCGTCGTTCTCGCCTGCTATGACGAGAATATGTTCCCGTACAACAACGCCCCCTCGGGTTATATCGCGGCGGGCGAAGTAGGCGACGGCACGGTAGCGGGCTATGTACTGGTGGCGGATCATCCTGACCAGCAGTTCGAGGCCCAGGCGGATGGAGCAATCACGGCGGCCAACATCGATCTCAACCACAAGATCACTTCGGCCACCTTGAGCGCCCCCAATAGCGCCACCGGCATTTCCACCCAGGAGGTAGCCGCTGCCGGATCGAATACGACCAACACCATCCCTCTGCGCCTCTACGGGCAGGCTTACCCCGAACTTGATGCCATCGACGCCGCCGGTTGCCGGTGGGTCGTTGGCATTAACCCCGACTGCCATTATTGGGCTGCGGGAACGGCAATCTAAGGAAAGGAGGATAATCAACTATGTGGACACGAGGACGATTTATCAATGAGTATCTTCCCGGCCTTTTTGCCGTAGCCATCGACACCTATATCAGCAAGTCGGCCGAATCAATGTGGCAGAAGCTGGTAACGATCCGGGACAGCAAGAAATCGAAGGAGGAGAACGGGATTCGTTCCGGGCTCGGCCTTCCTGTTGTGAAGGGCGAAGGGGCGCCGATCAGTTACGATACGCAGATTGCCGGCGCGAAACAATCCTGGGTGCATAAGGTTTATGCCCTGGGCGTGCGGATCACCGAAGAGGCCATCGAGGATAACCTTTATGAACTCAACGGCGGCGGGGGCGGCGACAACCTGAAGGAGATCTTCGAGGACCTGGGCGCGGCCATGAACGAGAACATCGAAACCCTGGTGGCCCGGCTGCTCAACAGCGCCTCGGCTACGACCTACCATACGACCAGAAACGGGTATGCCCTGGCTTATGCCTCCCATCCCCGTCTGGACGGTTCGACCTTCTCCAACCTGGCGACCAATGCGGACCTCACCTACGCCACCTTCTGGACCTGCCTGATTGCGGCCGAGAACCAGTACAACCATCGGCAGTACAAGGTGCAGAAGCGCGTCAAAAACCTGTGGGTGCCTCCGCAGTACGAGCAGAAGGCCCGTGAGATCCTTCAGTCTCCCGACAAGCCGGATACGGCCAACCGGGCAATCTCCGCCTACGCCAAGAGCGGGCGCAACATCCAGCTCTGCAAGTGGAGCTACATCACCGATACGGACGCCTTCATCTACCAGATGGACGGCCCCGGTATCAAATTCTTCTGGCGGCGGAAGACAAGATTCGCTCGGGAAAAGGATTTCCAGACTGGCGACCTGATGTGCAAGGCGGATCAGAGATTCAGCGTTGAAGTGGACGACGAACGTGACTTCTACTTTAACATTCCGTAATATCGGACACTTACGAAGGTAAGAGAACGGAGTAAGTGACGATGAAACGAAAATACAACTTCAAAAATGTCCTGGACGTGGGTCTCTACATCCTGGCGTTTCTTCTGGTCGTCGGCGTATCGTATGCCGGCGTCACCAACCTGGACGGTATTCGCCTTAAGGCTACCGGCGAGGAGACGTACCAGGTCGAGGTGCAGAACAGTTCCGGGACCAGGGTGTTTTCCGTCGATAGTTCCGGAAACGCCTACGTTGCCGGGACTCTGACGGCTACGGTCACGCGGAGTGTCCCGCTGCCCATCATGGGATTTCTTATCCAGGAAACGTCATCGACTGTAACGCCGATAACGTCGTCATCCACGACTACGCCGATCTATGCGACGGTCAGCAACAATGTTCCGCTGCTTAGATTTATGACCGGCTACACGACTCCGGTAATTATGACCTTCCGGATTCCCGATGACTATTCCAGCGGCGGAGCCTTCAAGGTCATGGCCAACCAATCCGGTACGACGACAGCCTGCACGATTGATTTTGACGTTTATGTAAATGCGGCCGGAAGTACGATGGATAGTGCGGCCACGGATCAGACGGCCGGTACCCTTACTTATGCGGGAACTACGCCGTCCCAGGTAACATTGACGCCGGCAACGGACTTTGCATCACTGGCCGCCGGGCAATGGGTAACATTGCGGTTGTGGAAGGGTACGACAACAGGCACCGATGATTTACAGGTGGGCAATGTCAGTTTCTTCTATACTGCCACGCAGTAAGATAATCATGAACGCCGTCTGCGAGGCAAGGGGGAATATTGTCCCCTTCCTCGTGGCGGCGATTCTTGCCGTCGGGGTAATGATGTTCATGCCGTCTCAGGTAATTAATCTCAGGATGCAGGAATCATTATTCCCCTTGATTGCCATCACTATGGCGCTATGCGCGATGATCTCCCCCGTCAGCGTATCGATAACCGCTTTCGGATTTTTCGTCGTCATGGCGGCAATGGTGCGTTTCACTCCTGATTCTTACGCCTTCCTGATTCTCACGACTTACTATCTGGCCTTGTATCATTTGGCAACTTCGTGGCGACGGTTACCGGAACACCAGGAGATGATTTTTGACGTGATCTGTATCTTCGCCCTGGTCAATGTCGTTTGGATCGTCATGCAGGCAAATGGTATATACTTGATATTTCAGCCTTTATATCAAGGAAGCACGGAAACGGGGTGGTTTGCCAATCGCAACGAATCGGGCGCGTTCCTGGCTATCTGCCTACCGTTGTTCTTTAGGCGTAAAGCGATATGGGGGATACTTCCAATAACCTATGGCATATATACGGTCAAGTGTACCAATGGAATGATCGCAGGATGCACGGTGGCCGGATTATATCTTTGCTATCTTTTGTGCCGGAACCTGGACAGAAAAAAGGCGGCGGCGGTTGTTGCCGGGATAGCATTAGCGGCAATGCTGGTTGTTGGTTTGTATATGACTTTTGTGCATCAAGGCGGCTGGCGAGAGCGCCTGAAAGCCTACAAGGCGGCCATCGTCCTGGTAATGGACAAGCCCGTGTTTGGGTGGGGCATAGGTCAGAGCCCGTATCTGGTGCCATTGTGGATGAACGCGGAGAAGAACCCTGTTCAGGTAAACGCCGCCTTTTATGAGCGGGTTTACTATCAAGGCGACTTCCGGAAACTATATATCGAAAAGCACGACTATAAAAATGATTTTACCGAAATTTGGACACATCTTCATAACGAATACCTGCAATGGGGCATAGACGCGGGCATGGTCGGGCTGTTGCTGCTTGCCCTTGTCATCGCGGCGCATCTGCGGCGGGCTTGGCAAAACAGGGCGGTTGTTCCCGGATTGGCACTGGTTGCATCCCTGGTAACCGCCAATGCTTTTTTCACGTTTCAAATAGGCAGATTGTTATTCCTGACCGTAATTTTTTCCGCCTTGACCCATGTCCGCGATGAGGTGTGATCGAAAAGAACGAGGGGAGAAAAGAAATGACGAATGAACCACTTATTACCTGGAACCTGCTTCTCTGTTTAGTTGCCTTCCCCTCTCTCGGCTGGTTCATCCGCCGTGAACTCACCAACATCCAGGACAGCGCCAAGGAACGCTCCGCTGAACTGACCAGGAAGATTGAGAGGATCCAGGACTGCATGACGCTGGTAAAACGGGACGTGGAGCAGAAGGTGGACCGCGACGACTGCGAGGCCAAAGGCGCGGAGAAATGGGAACGTATCTACCATCACAAACACAATGATGCAGGGGGAAGTGGTGGTGGTGCGATGATGCCACAACCATGGATGTTGTTAGGCGGCCCGTTTTTCGTATGGGGTTATTACCTCATGTACATTACGAGGGTTAAATGAAGAAAGGCGCGGCAGCGGAAGTTCATCGGGACACGGATTACCTTTTCACCGGGACGCACAAGGGGGCCTCGGGAACACTGATCTTGTCGGATAACGGCAAGTATTTCGCTTCCCTGGGCGTCATGGTCGGGCTGGCAATCGCCAACGATACGGACGGCTCCAGTGGTCTGGTGACGGCGGTGGCGGACAATACCGTTACCTGTACGCTTTCCGGGGGAACGGCAAACACCTGGACCACGGGCGACACCTATTACATCTACAAGACGGCGGCCTACAATACGAAGATTTCCACGACCTACACGGATAAGATTTACGGCCAGAAGGTAACGGACCCGGCGCAGCTCTACAAGGGGCAACTGGCCGATGATGCGGATCTGGATATTGACCACGATCATGTCTGGGGTCCGGGGCAACCCTATTCGCCTGAGAGGTATTGACAATGGGCATTACCACGAACGTCAGCGGCTTTTACGAAGGCTATACGGTAACGCAACTGGAAAAACTTGCCCTCTGGCACGTGGGGCAGGTGCTCGGGACAACCGTCTCGTTTGACCGTTTCCCCAAATGGTTGATCAGGGCATTTCTCAATGAGCGTCAAAACAAGTTCGTCTCCGAATCTCATTGCCTGAAGAAGTTTGCCCTTCTCATCGCCAAAGAGGGTTACGATATGTACAAGTTGCCCTCCAACTGCATAGACAACGGCGTGATTGCCGTCCGGTACTTCGAGGATGCAGACACCTACTACGACCTGGAATTGACAGACATCGAATCCCTGGACCAGGAGGAGCCCAACTGGAAGACGGCGAAGAATAGCGACGTTCCCGAAAAGGCTTTCATGGGCGACTCTTACGGGAACGTGCCGATGATCGGTATTTATCCGCGGCCTGATGCCGACGGGACCGACTACGCGCTTTCTCCGGATACCGGGGTTACAGTGGGCGACGATCTACCGGGAACGGTGAACAACATCGTCGGGACAGCCACTGGCGGCGGGACCACGACCCTGGATGATACGAATGTCGATTTTACCGACATGGGCCTCGTGGAAGGCATGTACGCCCGGAACGTCACCGACGGCAGCTACGCCTACATCAAAACCATTGCCGAGACGGAACTTACCTTTGCCGCTGCCCTGACCGGCGGGAGCGCCAATACCTTTGCGGCGGGCGACTCCTATAACATCCTGGCCGGGGAATACGGCGTCATCGTCTCCTGGGACCAGGATGAGCGCTACATCTTTTCGGCCAATATCGGCCTCGTCAATAAGATCACTGTGCCGGATGGGAATTTTTGGGTGGATTACGTCCCCATGCCTTCACCGTTTTCCGTCGATGATGCGGCCTCGGACAGCAATCAGGGCAACGACGATCAATACCCGGAGATCCACAAGCAATATCAGATTGCCCTCGTCTATGGCGTGGTGGCCGACCTCCTGGCTACGTTCCATGAGACCTCGAAGGAGTTTCAGCGGGCGGCTTATTACGAGGGCAAATATAACGAATCGCTTGCCAAGGCGACGATGCGGAAGGGGGCGCGTCCCTTCCGGCGAAAGCAGGTGAATGTTTATCCCAGAGTGAGGCGGTAAGAGGATGGCACAGGAGCTTGTTTTCTTTCATGAGGGGCTAAACTACTCGGCGCGGTCGGTATTGCAGAAGCCCGGCTATCTGAAGACGGCCAAGAATGTGGGTTTCTCCATCGACGGGGAGACCTCGTTGCGGGAGCGGTTCACCAAGGTCAACACGACGGCCGTCGGGTCCATCCACAGCATCAAGCGCTTTCGCAACCGGCTTCTCATCGGCGACGGCAAGCATCTGCGGGAGAGATCCGCGGCCTCAGCGGGAGACTTCACCGACCTCTATTCCTCTTTTGCCGACGCCCCCTGGCAGTTTCGGGAATACAAGGACTTCCTCCATTGCGCCAACGGGACCGACATGGCCCTGTTTGATGCGAGTGGCAATCTGTACCCGGCGCAGCCGGCTAACCCGTCAACCTCTCCCTCCGGGGCGGCGGGTGCAGCCGGCAACCCGTCGGGACATTACATGCTGTATGTGTCCTTCCTGATCACCTTCCCTAACGGCATGACTTACGAGACGGGGCTTTGCGCGGCCTCGGCGGACGTGAATGTCACCAGCCAGAAAATATCCTGGACGTCCATCCCCGTATCCACTTATGCGGCCTACTACGGGACGGCGCCGACCATCCACCGGAAGTTGTACCGGGGGCCGGGGACCGGCGGGACCCTGGCGGACATCTACTACGTGACCGTCATCACCGACAACACGACCACGACCTACACCGATGATTTCACAGACGAGGAACTGGCCGACAACGGCGGCTGTGACGTCGAGGATTACGAGCCGCTCCCGGATGCAACCTATCACGCCTACCATAACGGGCGCTGGTACGGCATAGACGCCACCTACGAGAACCGGATGGTTTATTCCGAAGCGGCGGCGGGAGACACGGCGACGGAAAACGAGATCATGATGCCCATCGCCACGATGGACAACGATTGGGATGATCTCCGGGTAGCGGCCTGCGATGCGGTGGACCCGATGGGGATGGTCTCCTGGGGCGGGAACCTCTATGTGGCTCTGAAACAGACCTGGCTTATGAAGCGGGGAGATGATCCGGACACCTGGGCAATCCGCAAGACCTGGGCGAACCTGGGTATCGGCGCTCCTTACACTATCTCTCCCGTTTCCACGCCGGGCGGTATCCTGGGACTGTCGGTAGGCGAAGGCGGCACGCCTTTCCTGACGCTGTTCAACGGGCAGAGCGGCGACATCCTGACTTCCCCTATCCTGGACTACCTGCTCAAGACGGACCTCGACATGGACTATATCGAGAACTGCCGGGGCATGGCGGTGGGCCGGAAATATCACCTGCTCTATCCGTCCAACAGCGCCACGAGCGGGACGCCGGACAGTCACCTGTGCATCGACCTGACCCGCCTTCCGGACATCCGCACGGCGAAGTGGGACGGCCTGAACGCCGTGTGCTTGGACGCGTACAATCAGGGGCAGGCTTACTACTTCGGCGGCTCCGACGGATATGTCTATAAGCATGATACCGCCTCGACGGAAGTGGTTGATGTGGATGTCGAAACCCATGACCTGGCCGGGGGCGGCTTGCAGCTCACCAACATCATGAAGACCTTGAAGGAGCTGAAATACAACCTGGACACCGACGATGACGACGTGACCCTCGTGGTCTATATCGACGGGACGGCGGCGACCTGGCCGGACGGGAATGCCTACAAGACCATCTCCGGCGGCGGCGATGAGATACAGTTGCTTAAATTCCCCCCGAATTTCCGGGGCTATAACTACCGGCTGCGGGTGTATGCGTCGGACCTGACGACCTTCACTATTTACAGCCCCTGGACGGTGGATTTCGATGTGACGGCGTGATGACGGTAAGAGAAGCGACAAGCAAGGAAGACTTTGAACAGATGCTGGATATGGCGGCCAACCATCCGGCTCCGGAGTACGATTGCGACTTTTCGGTTTATGCCGGCGCGGTGCTGAGTGCGGTGGGGAAGCGTGACCGTTTCCGGGCGTGGCTGTTGATGGATGATGAAGGGGATCCCGTCGGTTACACTGCGGCTATCCGGGAGAATTACCTGCGAAATGAAATCACCGTCTTTGACATCTATCTGACGCCGGAGGCGCGGGGCCTGGGACGGTTCAAGATGCTTACCGATGAAATCAAGCAGTGGGCGGAGGAGAGCGGGGCGCTGCGGGTAACATGGACGAGCAAATGGCCGCTCAAGAAGTGGTCCGACAAGCTCGGCCTGAAACTGTCAGAATATACGACCTTTGTCTGGGAGGTGAACTGATATGTGCGGGGGCAGGAACTGGATAAGCGACATCATGGGCAGTGGCACGACGATCGGGAATGTTGTTAACTCCGCCGCCCAAACATTGCCCATAGTTGTGCCGTTGGGATTGACCATTATGAGCGGCGGGGCGCTGGGGCCGACCGGAGCGGCGCTGACCGCTGGATCCCTCGGAGCGACGAAAGGATTTTCCGATACAGGAAACATTGAGGGAGCGTTGAAACAGGGGGCCCTGACCGGCGGCCTTGCCTATGCCGGCGGAAAGGCGTTGGGGATGCTTTTTTCTCCGGCGGCTGTTGATTCAATGATGACGGCGCAGGGATTAGAAGGTGCGGGTGCTCCTGCCGTTGAAACGGGTTCGTTGCTTTCGGTTCCAGTTGGCGGGGCGGCGGTCCCCACAGCCTCAACCTACGCGACATTGGGTAGCGGATGGGAGGGGTTGCCTGGGGCAGCAACAACATCCGGCGTTCCTTCCTCGATGTCCATTGAATTGGGTTTGCCTGAAGCGTGGGGCGGTGGATTGGCGGCAACAGATGCAGGCGCGTCAACGGCGACCAGCATTGCCGATATATTATCAACAACAGGAGGTGAAGGAGCGATGATGGGGTTTGAATGGGCGAATCCGACCGAGTTGGAGGCGGGGTGGAATGCCCCGACATTATGGGAAAACATCAGAGCTACCCCGGTATTGGGCGATTCTTTAGGATGGCTCGGCAACCATCCCCTCACCACGGCCCGGATGTTCACCAATCTGATGGACATTCCCGGCAAGCTCAGAAAGAAAGGGGCCTATGAGGACCTTGCCGATCAGTTGACGGGCTTCCGGAACAAATACCTGGACGACTACAACCGGGCGGTTGAAAATGCCTCGTGGAATGACACCAAGCGGACGGAGTACATGAAGGGGATCATGGGCACGATTTCCAGCAACCTGGAAGGCACGAAGCGGCGTCTCAGCGCGAATCAGGCAGCCCTGGGCAGGGGCGGCGGCGGATATGGAAAGCTTGTTCAGGACGCCATGCAGAAAGGCAGGGAGCAGGCGGCCACGGCCAGGGCGGAGACCTACAAGCCCCAATGGTTCGCCCCGGCCAACACTTCCAGTTATGACAGTGCCATAGCTCAGGCTCTGGCGGCGGCCAATTCGCAGGGAGACGTTTATTCCAGCACGGCGGGCGACCTGGCGACGTCGTTGTTAAGCGGATTGCTGTCGGAAAAGATATTGAGCGGCATGGGCAGCATCTTCGGATAAAAAAGGAGGCGGTGAGCCATGGGAGAGATAACCGATCGTTTTGATGCGACGATGAATAACGTGGTCCCCCTCGCCATGAAGAAGTGGGCGCTGGATATTGAGAACCAGAAATGGCAGGACCAGCTTAACGAGACGAAGCGGCAGCATAACCTCAACGCCGGGATGGAGTTTGTAAAGCAGAAGGTGTTTGACGCTGCGATGCCATTACTCGGGGAGGCCGGGGTGAATACGACTGGCTTGTTGGACAAGCTTCAAGCCTCTCCAGGGTATCAGAACGATCTCCTCAAACAGAAATCTAACGAACTTGCTTATAGAACTGCGGAAGACAAAGCCGTGCGCATGGACGCGCTAAGGAAAAAGCTTGATCAAGGGGTGGCAATAACGCCTGGCGAGATGGGCGACTATGAACTTGATGCCAACGAAAAGGCAGATGTGCTTGCGGGTAATCCTGTTTATCGGCAGCATACTCCTGAAGAGATATTGGCCATGATCGGAGAAAGCGACCCCGAGACATACCTAAAAAACGTTCTCGCACAAAAACAGCTTGCGCAGATAGACAAGGAGGATGAACTTTTGCCTCTTAGAAAAAGACTGCTTGAATCTCAGATAGCCCATAACTTTAATCTTGCCAGGGGCGCCGGGAAACCTCTTCCTTCAAGTTGGACCAATGATGCCGTGAAGGAGCTGACGGGTAAGAGTGGCGGCGGCGGGCGGGGAGGATCAGGTGGTGGCCTGGTAAAGGCAATTGATGAGAACGGAGAAGTCATCTATGTGCCGAAATCGGAAGCGGCCGGGAAGAGAGCTTCAACCGGAATAACCAAGAAACAACTGGCGGATGCTGAGGCCAAAATAACTGCCAACGCAGACAAAGAAGCCGTCGCACCGTATGTTGATCTATATAACCAGGCAAATACTGGCTACAAATACGAGTGGAAGCCGGGCCGGCTTTGGGGCGGCAAATGGGTGAAGAAGCCGGCGAGCGGTTCAGTGTCCCGGCCGGCGGCGGCCAATGCCGGGGCAGCAGGGGTTATTAAATGGGGGCGTGACGCTAACGGCAATCCTGTGAGGATAAAATAATGCTGGTTGAATTTGAGGGAGCTATTCACGAATTTCCCGATGATTTCACCGACAAGGATATAAGCGCGGCCCTTAAAAGTATCGGCAAGCCGCCCGCCGCAGCTCCTCCTTCTCCCCGACCCTCCGGCCTCCTGGACAGATTGACGGCGGGGCTGGCGGAAGGTATCAAGGCGTCCGGGGCGGAGTCGGACCTGATGACGGCTGCCGGCGGCCCGGTGGAGTTGCCAAGCCTGACAGATGCGGGCACGTCCCTGGCACGCGGGATTACCTCCGGGATGATGACCGTACCCGAGTTGGGGGCCAAGCTGTTGGGAGATGCGGCGGACCAGGAGAAGTACAAGGCGGCGCGTCTCGGCATGGCCGACGAGCGGGCGGAAGCAAAGAAGAACTATGGCATCGGCGGCAAGGTTCTGCTCGACATGCTGGAAGGCGTCGGCTCGCTGGCCGCTACCCTTCCCGTGGACATTCTGACGGGCGGCATAACGAAAGATGTGCTGATGGCCGACCGGGTGGCGCGGCTTTTCTCTCCTATGCTCAAAGGCGTTATCGAGGCATCGCCAGGGTTCGCTCTCGGCATGGCGGGCCGGGGAGCTTTAACGGAAGCCGCCGATAGGGAATATGACCCGCTGACCAGAGCGGCGCGAACTGTTGCCGGCGGCGTGGAGGGGTTGACGCTCGGCAAGCTCTTTGAAACGGCGATGGGTGTCGGCAAGGGCCTGGATTTACCTGGCAGGCTGGCGGCTCAGTTGGGGGTGCAGACGCCCCTGGGGGTTGGCATGGCCGGCATGGAGGCGGCAAAAGAGGGCAGGCTGCCGACCGTCGAGGAGCTGGCATCAGGGGCCGGCATGGGGGCCGGATTCGGCATCTTCGGAGCGCTGAAGGGGAAGCCCAAGCTCGACACGGAAGCCCTCAATGACTTCAAATACGAACGCGACATGTTCCGGTCGGAACTGGCTGACCGGGTGCGTGAGTTTGCCGGGGACCGGATGAGCGACGCAGAGGCGGACGCTTTCACGAGGGCCTTTGAATCCGCAGAACTGAAGAAACAGAACATAACCGAGCCTTCTGCGGAAGATTATCGCCGGGGCCGGGAGAACCTGGCAAACATCTCTGAGGCAATGCGCCAGGGCTTCAACCGGGAACGCGGCCTGAACCTGTTGGAACCTCCGGGCGGCCTGAAAGCGGAAGGCGTTCTTTCCAATCCTATTGCCGCCGAAGCCATTCTGAGAGGAAACAAGCCGCCGCGTATTGCCGCCGATGAAACGGCGCTGGGCGTCAATGCGGCCCTGGAAAGACTCCTTCAGGAAATGGGAAGAGAGAAGGCCCTGCCGGCTGGCCAGGGGTTCGAGCTTAAAGACGAGCCGGCGATGTCCCGTTTTTCTCCGGAACTGGCGTCCCTGGTGCGGCAGCTTTCCGGGCGGGCAGCCCTGCCTTCTGGGGAGCGGGGATTTGAGCTTCAGGGGAAAGCCTACGACCCCATCGAACGATTCCTCCGGGATCTCATCGCCAAGGACCGGGAACGGAAGGCCCTGCCTCCTCCTCCCAGGGAAGGGGAGGGGTTCACCTTCAGTGATTCCACAGACAGCCCGAAGACCATGCTTCGCAAAGGGGAGCCTTCCTGGACGGCGGGACGGCTACCGGAAGAGGGCGAATTGCAGGTTGACTACAAGCCGCGGCTGACCAGAGGCGGGACGCCGTTCAAGAGCGTCGCCACGGCCCAGGCCGCCATCAATAAGCTCGGGTTGCAGGATAGTTTCGTTGTCGTCCCCGTGGAAGGCGGCTATGGCCTCAAACGGGCAGGAACGAGCCCCAAACCGTCGGCGGGGGAGATCGTCGAACCTGGGGCAACGTCGGGAGGTGTCGGGCAGGAAGTTCCGGAGTCGGATCGGGTAACGGGGGGCGGAGCGGTTCCGGGGAGGAGCGACCGGATAAAGACGGCGGCGGGTACGCCGGTGGACATCCAATATGCAGTCGTCCCGGCGGATAGTCTGATTGCCTCTCACGACACGGCCATGCGGATAAACAAGAACTATCCCGCATCATTGCAGCCGCGAGACAGGACGCGGGCGGCCAGCGATGTTCAGGTGTCCGGCATTGCCAAGAAGCTCGATCCCAATTTCCTGGGTGAAAGTTACGACGCCGGCACAGGTGCGCCTATTGTCGGCAAGGATCTGGTGGTCGAATCGGGGAACGGGCGCGTTATCGCCGTCAAAATGGCTTATGAGAATATCCCCGACAAAGCCGCGGCATACAGGGAATGGCTGGACGCCAACGCGGAGAAATTCGGGGTTGACCGTGCCGCCATCGGGAAGATGAAAAATCCCGTGCTGGTGCGAGTGCGAACAACGCCGGTGGACCGGGTGGCGTTTTCCAGGGAGGCGAATGAGGCGGGAATCGCCGCCATGAGCGCGGTGGAACAGGCAAAGGTGGATGCCGCCAAAATGAAGCCGGGGCTCATGGACCTGCTCGATGCCGGAGAAGCCGGAGACTTGACGGCAGCCGCGAACAGGGATTTCGTCCGGGGATTCCTGGAGGCGGTTGTTAGCCCCAGTGAACGCGGCCGTTATCTCACCAAGGACGGGCTCGTTTCCCAGGAAGGCGTCAACCGGATGCGTAATGCCGTCTTTGCCCGGGCATACGGCGAATCGCAGGCCCTTTCCCTGCTGTCGGAAGCCACGGACAGCAACATCCGGAACATAACGAACTCGCTCGTATCCGTGGCCGGGAAGATGTCTCGGCTTGACGATATGATCAAGGAGGGTAAGCGCCATCCCCTTTCCATTTCCCAGGCCATCGGCCAGGCGGCGGATAAGATGTCCACCTTGCGGCAGCAGGGTATGTCGGTGGATGCCTACCTGAAACAGGGCGCCATGTTCGACGATGGGCTGACGGACCAGGCAAAGGGGCTGTTGTGGGTATTTGATGAATTCAAGCGGTCGTCGAAGGCGCTGACGAATATCCTGGCCGGCTATGTCGAGCAAGTCAACAAGGTAGGCGATCCACATCAGCAGAGCCTGCTTGACAATGCCCCGATCCCTGATTATAATGATCTTATACAGAGGAGCATAAGCGATGAAAGAGCAGGACGACAGCAAACGGTATATCCCGACCTTTTTGAGGCCGGGGTCGGTGCGGCCGGAAGTGCAAAAGAAGCTTCAGGAGATCGACGAGGAGTATCGGAGGCTCGGCGGGAATGGGACCGAGAGCCTGCTGGAACTGCGGGAGCGGCGGCGGAAAGAGAAGGAATTTCCTCCCGTAAAAGAAGTTATGGCACAGCCCAAGTTGAGATTGATTTCGAAGGGGCCAGGCCGTTACCCGACGGTGGCGGAGTAGAATATCCGCTTGTCGGCGAAGCGAAAATAGGCGCTGCCAAGTCTGACTATCAAGACGAATTCACCAGCCAGGACGCTGCCCAAATAGGGCGCGACCTCATATCCAAATATCCGCAAGAACATCTGATTGCCATCTTTACCGATAAAAACGGGCGGCCTGTCTCCGTGATGCGCCACGTTATAGGCGGCACCACGTCATCCGCAACGTATATCGAGCTCATCGCCGGCAAGGCCGTGAATTATGACGCCGGCGGCATCTACATGGTGCACAACCATCCCAGCGGCAATACCAGGCTCAGCGATCCGGATATGCGGCTATTTCGAGCCCTGGGAGGGCTTTTGCAGGGAACGGGCATTGAAGCGAAAGATATGATCGCGGTCGGCCCCGAAACATGGGGCAATTCTCAGGGGAGCAACATTGCTTTCCCTGCCGACGCGAAGGGGAAGGAAGGCATCGAAATTCCCTATTTCGAGCGCGTATTTGCATCTCCCGGAAAGAAGCTAACGACTATATCGGGCAAGGACGATTTCCTGCGCTATGCGCGGAAGGAAATGCCCGACGGCGGGATTATCCTGCTTAATGCCGTCAACGAGGTAGTCGCGACAATGAAGGGATTGCCGGACTACGGCGCCATAAGAAAGGCGGGTTTGCGGGAACTGCTGGGAGAATCAGAGAAGCGTGCCGCGGCGGCAATGCTTATTTATGAGCCCAACAGAGCGCTTTCCTTTGACGACATAAAGAACGTCGGCGCCTTTGCTAACGCAGCCGGCCTGGCCCTTCATGACGTTTATACCAAGCGGGGCTCTTATAGAGAAGCATACGGCAATCCGCAACAAGGCGCCGGGAACATATTCCACGAAGGGATAACCTCTCTTTTCAGCCCGGAGGCATGGCGAAGGAATTTTATTCCCCTGGCAAAGGACCTCTCCCGCGCCATCCCCCGCCTGGAGGCCCTGGGGCGCTTTGTGTTCGATGCCGGGAAGAAGACGGCCAAGGAGTGGGTGGCGGCCATGAAGTCTTACCTGGGCGATTTGTGGACGAAATTCCGGGAACAACTGCGGGACATCTGGAATAACTTAAAGGCGATGAACCGGAAGAAAGGACCGGGAAACGAAGCATCTAAACGTCATAAAGAATATCTAAAGTCCATTAATTCCGACCTCCCTAACCCATCCCGCCCCCCGGAGGTTGGGGGGCAGTCTGGCCGCAAGGGCCCCCTTGGAAATCAGCGCGGCGCCGTCAACATCAAGCCCCTGGCCCCGGTAGCGGACGCCCTCCGGGATTTCAAGCGCGAAATCGGCAAGACCATTGACGAATATACCGGCGCTATTTCGACCCGCCTGGGCAATATCGACCCCGGCATCAAGGGGACGCTGCGGAAGTTTGAGTACCGCCGAGGCGTCACTGCCGCCAAGCGCGTGGACCGGGTGCTGCCCTTCCTCAAGAAGGTCGCCAAGATGCCCAAAGAGGACAAGTCGGCCTTTGATCTGGCCCGGAAGAACGGCAATCCGGGAGAACTGAAGCGCCTCGTCACCAAGTACAAACTCGGCAAGGAATACCATGAACTCCGCCTCCTCCTGGCGGAGATGCACAAAGAAGCGACCGATGTCGGCTATGACGTCGGCTTCCTGTCCAATTATCACCCCCGCGTCCTTAAAGATACCCAAGGCTTCCTGCGCTATATGTACCGGCAGGATGATTGGCCGATTCTGCAAAAGGCAATTCGCGCGAAAGAGGAAGACCTGCGGCGCTACCTGACTGATGAGGAAAAGGCCAAACTCGTCAACACCATGCTGCGGGGCTACCCGGTGGCGGGCATCAGCCTGGGGAAGACCGGGCAGATGAAGGCCAGGGAAATCACCAGGGTGACGCCGGAGCTGAACAAGTTTTACATGGACTCCGACGGGGCGCTGCTGCGATATATCAGTGACGTGACCGACGCCGTGGAGGCCCGGAAGCTGTTCGGGCGGACGGCCAGGGGAGGCGCGATCGGCAACATCGAGGACACCATCGGCGGATACATCCTGGACCTGCTGCAGAAAGGAAAGATCAAGCCGGAAAACGAACGGGAGCTGCGGGACATCCTGATCGCCCGGTTCAACGAGGTGGGGACGCGGGGCCTCTTCAGCCTCTACAAAAACCTCTCTTATATTGACACAATGGGATCTTCCATTTCGGCCGTCACACAGATCGGCGACATCGCCTGGGCAATTTACAAGAATGGCCTTCCCAAGGCGACCAGCGCCGCTGCCCGCGCTTTGGTGGGAGGCTCGCCGATACGGAAAGAGGACATCGGCATCGAGCGCATCGCTTCGGAGTTTGCCGATACGGGGAAGATGGCTAGGGCGGTTGACAAGACCTTCAAGATCATCGGCCTTGCTAAGGTGGACAACATCGGCAAGGAGTCCCTCATCAATTCCACCTGGAAGGCGGAGCGAAAGAAGGCCATGAGCGACAAGGGCGCGGAGAAGTTGCGGAAAGAGCTGTCGCCCATATTCGAGGAGGAAACCGAACAGCTCATCAGAGACCTTCGGGATGGCAATATCACCGACAACGTGAAGTTTTACCTCTTCTATGTTCTGTCTGATTTCCAGCCTATATCGCTGTCCGAAATGCCCCAGAAGTATCTTGAAGCCGGCAACGGGCGAATCTTTTACATGCTCAAGACCTTCACGCTGAAACAGTTCGACATTTTCCGGCGGGAAGTATTCCAGAAGATAGCCAAGCGGGGCACGCGGTTGGAAGGAATCAGGAATCTTGTCTGGCTGGCGGCGAGCTTTGCGGCGGCCAATGCCGGGGCCGATTTGATCAAGGCCGTCATCCTGGGGCGTCCCATCGACGCAAACGATATGGTGGTGGACAACCTGTTGCGGCTCTTCGGCGTCTCCAAGTTTGTCACCTGGAAGGCGCGGGAAGAAGGCGCGGGATCGGCCATGGTGCGGCAGATCATACCTCCGTTCAAGGCGGCGGACGCCCTGAGCAAGGACATCTTCGGGAAGAAAGACGGCAAGGGGCTGGAAATAACGCAGTCTATCCCGGTGGTGGGCAAGCTTTATTACTGGTGGTTCGGCAAAGGGGCGGAGAAGTCGCGCAAAAAGCGGGAGAAGATGAACAGCCTGGGGAGCGACGACGAATAATGGCCGACCTTCCCTTTCTAATTCAAGCCGCGAACGTCCAGGAGCTGGTCCGGAAGGTGCAGCACCTTATGGACGACCTTTACCACGACCGGATCGCCGGGGCGGAGATCGGGGACGTCTTCTCCGTCGGGAGCGATAACATCTTAACCATTGCCCTGGCGGCTGCGGGGGGATTGGAAAAATCCAGTGGGGAATTGCAGATAAAAGTATCCCCAACCGGGGGATTGCAGACCGGCAGCAGCGGCGCCGCTATCAAATGCAAGACGGGGGGCGGGGTTACTGTGGACGCTGGTGGCCTGTCTGCATCGGGCGCGGCGGTGGACAACTTCAAAACTATAAACTGCCCGTCCGGGACCAATCCAGTAGCGGCGGCGGCGGCGGATACCCTGAACCTGGCGGCAGGGAACGGGATCACCGTCACCGGGGATAGCGGCACCAAGACAGTAACCTTTGCCGTCAAGCAACAAACGCATTTGGCGGACGCCGTGGCAGTATCGGGCGTTACCGCCGGTGCAGGGGCGGACAGTATTGATCGCGGCGCCCTCAACACCAGTCTCGGGACGCTGGTAACGGAAATCAACGCCATTAAGACGGTGCTTAATAACCTGATTGCTAAATTAGAATCGGCAGAAATAATCGCGTCATCGTAAAGGAGGCACGAATGAGCACAACCATCGAGAAAAGCCCCATCGGAGAGCAGGACCTGAATCGATGGGCGGGTACTTCCAGCGAGACATTCACCAGGGAGACAAGCGCCGGGTACGACATCACCCTGAGAAAGATCGGCGCGGCGGTTGATGTCGTCATGAGTTACGGCGGCGGGGTTAACTTTGACCGGGCGGCGATTGCGGCGGCGCTGACGGCTATCGGCGCAACCAACAAGGTGGGCCTGGTGCTGCGACCGGGGACCTGGGACATTGACGATGACATAACCATTACGAGCAACATCGCCCTCATGCCGGCGCCCGGGTGCAAATTCACGGTGGCCGCCGGCAAGACCGCAACCATACAGGGGCCGGTCATGGCGGGACCGTACCAATGGATCTACGGCACCGGGACGACGACGATCAGCACCTATCCGCAGGATCAAATTTGGTGGGGCAACACGCAGCGCACGGATTTCGGCAGCGTGCGCTGGTCCGTCGGCAGCGATGCCAACGGCGACATATACTACCGCAAGGACGGCGTCCTGACACGACTGGCAAAAGGGGGCACTAACAGCATATTGACCATGGGGGTTCAAACATTGCCATATTGGGACGAAACTCCATATGTGGGCCTCCCGGAAATAATCGCGTCAGAAACACAGTCGCTGTCTGCCTGGCAGCTAAAGGGGTCGATAGTCAACAATTACGGACAGGCCGCGGACGCTGTCATTACGCTGGCCGCGGCGGCTGTGGGCCTGTCGTTTATCGTTATATTGGGGACCACCGTCGCCAAATATTACCGGTTGGACCCGAATGCCAACGATAGCATCTATCTCCTCGGGACCACCACGGGGGATGGTAAGTATGTCGGGATAGCAAGTGCGGTAAAGGGAGCGGCGATTTCTTTTACGTCATTCCGTAGCGGGGCCGCAACCTATGACTGGTATGCCGCGCCCATATCCGGCACCTGGGTGGCGGAGGCGTAGCCATGATCAGGCCGGCGTTCTTAGGATCAACAATAGGCGGTTATTTTGGCAGCAGCACGAAAGTCATGCTGCATTGCAACGGCACCGACGGCAGTACGACGATAGAGGATTCGTCATCCGCGCCAAAAACATTCACCGCCCGCGGAGGCGCCGCCCTGGATACCGCACAGAAACGATTCGGCACGGCCTCGCTGCTGCTGGACGGCGTAGATGACTACATCGACACGCCGGATCATGACGATTTCGCGTTAGGGTCTGATCCGCTTACG